CGAGTGGATCAGCGGGCCGCCGGGGCTTTGCACGGGGAGCACAGCCGTCGGGCCGCTCGCGCCGGTGGAGCCGAGGATCGGGATGACTTCGGACGCGCCGAGCCCCGGATCGCCGAGCACCAGATGAGCCGACCGCTCGCAGCACACGATGAGTTGCTGATCGGTGACGGGAAGCAGGGCCACGATGGGCTCGGGGAGGTTCAGGACGAACGCCGCGCCGTAGATGCTGCTGCCGGTGTTGAAGTCGTCCGGGTCGTCGATCGCGGACGCATACAGACCGTTGGGGTTGGCCTGAGAGCGGGCGAGGAGGGCACGGGAGCCCCAGAACGCCACCACCTGCGCGTCGGTCGTGCCGGCCCCGGATGCACCCGGCAGGCTGCCGCTCGTCGCGGTCCATGGGGTTGTGACCCGGTTGACCAGATCGACCTTTCGGGCCTTGCCGCCGCCGACCGCGTACAAGGTGCCGAGGTACTGACCGATGGACGCCTGCCCGGTCTGCCCGAGCACGCGGGAGGCTATCGGGGTCATGCTCGAGCCGTCGAAGCTGGCGTAGACGCTCCCGTCGTCCCCAACGGCGACAAGGGCGTCGCGGATGGTCGCGGAGTCGCGCACCAGTTCCGACACCGTGAGCCGGTCAACCGTCGCCCCGTCGATGTCGGACGCTACTGCGACGCTGCGGAACGTCGTGAACGTCGGTTCAACCGTGTTGGTGTGCGAGAGGGTGACGGTCGTTCCCGCCCCGACCATGCTGGCGGTGATGGTGTTGTCGGTGTAGTCCACCTGGAGCGTGAAGGTGACACCCAAGCCGATCCCGTGAGCCACCTGCTGCGTCGGGGCCTCGGGGACGCCCATGACGATCCGGCGGATGGTCAGGTTGGTCTTTGCCGCGAACCCGTCGCCCATGATCCCGACTTCCCAGCCGGTGCGGTCGTCGGTCGAGCACGGGCACACCACCCGAACATGGTCGCCGTAGCTCTTGCTCTGGAGCGTGATGCGGCCGGACGTGGGCGCGCGGAGCCCGTCACAGTGCCATGCCGAGCGGTAGATCCCGGCATGGGTGAGTGTTCCGCTGGTGGTGTTCCGGGTCCAGGTCACGGGTGTGCGCTACTCCCTCTGATGAGGTGGCTGATAAGGGTGCCGATTGCGGTGAACGCGGAGCCGATCGCGGTCACACCGAACGCCTGCATCCAAAACTTGCGGGATTCCTCTTTGGACTCCAGTTGAGCCGTGCGGAACTCCAAGCCGTTGCGAGCGTCGAGCCCGCCCGTGACGCGGTGGGAAAGCTCGTCGAGCTTTTCGCTATGTCTCACCTGCTCGTCACGAATGGCGTGCAACAGGGTCAACACTTCGGGATCGTCCTTCGGGGGCATGTGTAGCTCCGGGGTGTTAGGCGGTCAGTTCATTCACAAGTTTGATTCCGTCCTGCCCCATCCAATCGTTCAGCGCTTCCTTGTGCTGCTTGAGTTTGGCCTTGAACTCCGCATCCACGCCCTTGATGTGCTCGAGGGCCAACAGGATGTCTTTGGTGGTAGCCTCGCGGCGGTTCTTCTCGGCCTCGATGTTCAGGGCCTTCTTCCGCTGCGACGCGCCGAAGATCAACCCACCGATGCCGCCGGTCCCGAGCACGCTCACCAGCGTCGCGCCAAGCGGCCCGCCAAACGTGGACGCCGCCCCCTCTGCAAACTTGAGCCCGCCCATGATTCGGGCCTGCTTCTCTTCGATCCGCTGCAATGCCGCCTCGGTCTGGGCCGACGCCTCCGCAACGGTCGCCGCGTTCTGGTCGATCCTGGAAGCGGTCGCCCGGTCGATTTCCTGGGCGCGGGCGTTGAGGTTGGCGAGTGTCGCCGCGAGCCGTGCCGCGGATTCGGCCTCCCCCTGCTCAAAGATCAGGGTCAGGTCGGCCAGTTCCATACCCGCCTGAGCCTGCAACTTGGCGACCTCGGCGTCAAACCGCTTGCGCCGCATCTCGGCCTCGGACTTTGCCGCCGCCGCCGCCGCCGCCGATTCCGCGAGCACGCGGGCGACTTCGGCGTCCTTGGCCGCGAGGGCCTGCTTGGTGTCGGTTTCGACCTGGCGTCGAACGCGCTCGGCCCGCTCCTCCCATTCCGCCGCCGTCCGCTGCTTGCCGTTCTCGTCGGCCGCAGTAAACTCACACCCCGCAAGCAACAGGAAGCACGCGACCGCCGCGAGGAGAACGCTGCTGGCAATGCCGATGGTGCCGAGAACTCGGATCTGCTGTTTCACGCGATGAACTCCGTGACGATGAGGGTCTTGCCCGTGGTGGGGTGAACGTCCACTCCGTAGGCAGTGACCGGCTGCTCCAGATAGAACGTGCTGACAATCTCGCCCGTGATCGGGCTGAACCGCCAAAGGTGGACCGTTTGGCCGCCCGAGTTGGGCCATGTGTCGCTGGCGACTCCGACGACGGTGACGAGCCCGCTAAACGAGTCGTACCAAACCCCGTGTTGGTGGACGAGCGCCCCGGTGGTGTTCTGCCACACAAGAGCCCCGTCCGAGCCGCGGAGCTTGAACACGTTTTGGCCCGCCGAGTTGGGCCGACCGACCGCGTAGACGTTCCCGTCGCCGTCAAACGCGAGCCCGTTGACCCCCGGCGCGTCCGCGAGCCCCGGAATCCACTGCATATCCGCCTGATAAGGGATGTCGTTGTAGTTGCCGGTGCCGAGCCAGTTGTCGCGGCGGGAGAGGGTGTCACCTTCCCACGCGAGGGTGGCCGTCGAGCTGCCGGCGGAGATGACGCCGACGGTCGAGTACCCGCCGACGCCGTTGGGAGGAGTCGCGTCGGTTGGTCCGAATCCGGTGTTGGTCCCACCGAACGCTGTGCGCCCGGTGCTGTCCACCGCGAGGGCGAACGGTGCCATGCCGCGGGGCCTGCGTCCCAGCTTCTCGGAGAGCCGGAAGTGGGCATGGTCTTCATAGTTGGGGTCGGCAGCGTCGAGCTTCGCCCCAAACTGCGCGAGCGTCAGGGGGGAACCGTTGACGGTGGTGTCGTTGTTGACGGTGTAGAGGGCCACCGCCGAGCGGAAGTAGGCGCCGGCGTTGTAGCTGCTGGCGGTCACTGGCCCCTGGACGGCGCTGGTGCCGAGGAACAGGACGACGAGGGTGTTGTCGGGCCGCACGCGGGCGTCTTGGACTTCCCACGCCCACCCGTTGACGTTGTACCGCTTCAGATACTCGCCGTCCGAGGTGCGGAGAACGTACAGGTACGGCCCCGCGCACACGAATGTGAAGGTGTTGTAGACCCGCACGGAGTTGGCGTAGAGGATGCTGGGGCTGGCGGGCGAACCGCCGGGCTCCTTGTCCTTGATGACGGTGCTCCAGATCGTTGCCCCCGTCGTCGCGTTGAACAGGGTGACGCGGCTGTCCACGTCCGCACCGTTGGCGTAGATGCTGGTCATGGCCGCCTTGGTGCCGTCGGGGTGCCAGGAGCAGGAGTAGGCCCCCGGCGAAGGGGCTGCGCTGTCCTCGAAGGCGAGCGCGAGGCTGTTGTCGGTGTCGATGATCCAGGCTTGGCCCCGAATGGCGAGGCCGGGCTTGCTGGTGCCCGCGCTGACGACGGTAGAGTCGCCGAGCCGGAGCGCGACGCCGCTGGCGGTGCTGACGTTGAACAGGGCTTGTACCCGTCCCCCCGTGCCGATAGCGTCAAACGCCTCCGACAACCCTTCGCGCGGCCCCATGGTGGCGTTCGCGCGGCCGGCTGCGTTGAGGCGGATGTTCCGAGCGGCTTCCGGCCCGGCCAAGTCGCCGGGCTGCTGGATGTGAGGGAGCGCGTCGGACACGCCCCTCACGGGAAGTTGGATGGGTGTGCCGTCCATTCATCTCACACTGAGCGGTTGGCGACCGTGCTGATGCCCGCGGCCGTGGCGCGGTAGTAGAGAACCGCGTCGGTCATTTCAACGTCCATGTCGGTGGTGCCGACGGTTTCGTGCGGAGCGATGCAGATGCGAAGAATGTCGCCCGGATCAATGCGGAGGGAATCCGTGCGGAGCGCAGCGCCGATGTCCCATGTGTAGGTGATGAAGCCGTCGAGGTTGGTGCTGGCCGCGGCGAGCGTCGCGCTGAGCGTCTGGGTGATGACGGTGGTGTTGGTCGAGAGGTCGGCGTCCCCGGTGGACCGGAAGTAGATTTTGCAGGTGTACGCAAGGTCGGCGTTCTCGTCCACGCTGTCAATCTTGCGGATGTCGGCCTTGAGGTACAGGTTCTGCTGCACCATCGTCCCGCTGGTCGGAGACACGCCGTAGGCGAGCGGGTTGTAGTCGTACGGCACGGGGAACTGCCAGTGAAGCACGGCACTGGTGCCGTCGCCGTGGTCCCACTTTGCCGCGATCTGGTTGGTTTCAATCGCAACGGTTTCGGGAGCCGTCGAGCCGCTGATTGCTCCAAGCCCCACGCGAGCGGATTCGATGGTGAGGGGAAGCACTCGCTCAATGCCGCTGTTGCTGGGAACAGAGGTCTGGATGTTCTTCTCAAGGGTGAGGCGGGAAGATGACATGGTTCTACTCCATCGTAAAGCCGAGGTGGGGGATCGTGACAGAAACGTCCCGGAGGACGGTGGCCGCTTCGGGGCGGCCGGGCTGCATCCTGCCGAGTGTGCGGTTACGGTTCTCGCCCTCGTGGGCGCGTGCCTCTGCGAGAGCCTGATCGGCGGCCTCGTTGGCCGCTGCGAAGTCGGAATCGGTGTATTTGCGGAGGTTGACGTAGGCCCGCCGGATGATCGGAAGGTCCATGTACGCCGGCCAGATGCCGCGGTCCCCGTCGAGGACGAGCGGAACCGGGGTCATGGAGAACGTGCCCGTCACCGTGTACGCCTCGCTGGGCTTGGGCCACACGCGCATCTCGAGGATGGGGCGACTGCCAGAGGGACGATTCACACCCGACGCGGGCTGGACACTGATGTACCGCGGCGCACCCGTTGAACTCGGGTCGATTGCGGTCATGTGGAGCAGGCGATCGGTCGCGGTGCTGAACACCTGACCGCCGATGGTCTGGTCCGCGTTCCGCCAAGTGACCCGCCCGTAGGGGGCCGAAACGACGTGAACCGGCAGCATGTACCGGGTGGCGTCGCCGTCGATGTTGAGAACACTGTCGCCGTCGCTGTCGAGCGTGATGGTCACACTCTGACGGAGCCACGTCCAGGATGCCTTGCGGGCGACATCCGCGGCAGCGTCGTTGATTGCCCGCTTGATCCGGTCTATCGCAATGGCGTCGGTAGGCGGCGCCGCGGTAGACCCGCTGTGGTCAGCGAGCCCGGCCATTTCCGAAACCCGCACCTGCAAGTCTCGGAAGTTCAGGCTGTGGTCAAGGTCGGGGTACATGAGTCCCACGCAGGCGATCCCGGTGACGGCGGGCACTGTGTTCTTTCACGCCTGCGTGAGCGGTGAATGGGAAAACGGCCCTTCGCATCTCTGCGGGAGGGCCGTGGAGGGGTCAGATTCCGCCGACGATGACGCTGACGACGGCCGCCGCGTTGGGGCTGGTGGTCTGCCCAACCTGGATGCCGACGCGGGTGCCGGCCTTGGCCGCGGTGTCAATGGCCGCATCCGTCACCGTGGTCAGCTCAAACGAGCCGTTGACGACGCCGACGGCGACGCCGGCCGCCTGGTTGGCTGCGCACTTGGCTTGGATGATGCCGACGGTGCCGCTGCCTGCGCCAACGGGGATCACCTTGATGAGCCCGCCCTTGCGGGTGGTCGAGCCCGAGGAAATCCGGTCATTCACCGACGCGGGCATCGCGTTCACGATGAACTTGGGATAGGCGAGGTGGTTGGTGCCGGTCGCCGGTCGGCACACGCGGAGCGTGCCGTCGCTGTCGGTGCCATACGCGATCACGCAATCGCCGACGGACAGGTCCGCGGTGACGGCCGTGCTGTGGTCGGTCGTGAGGCCCGTGTAGTTCACGGTCATCTCGGCATACAGGGGGTTCTGCTGGACAGTCTGAGACATGATTCAATCTCCGATCTGGGTCGGTGTGGGTGACTGGTTTAGAACGAGGCGTGAACGACGCCGCCGGCGGAACGGGGGTTCTCACAGAACAACTGGCCGGCGATGTCGATGGGGATGTAGACCGTGTTGTGGCTGTCGGTCTTCTCGCGGGCCTTGCCCTCCTTCATCCAGTAGCCGGGCATCTTGATGAGGGTGAAGAGGTTGAGGCGGAGGAAGTAGATGGGGCGGAGCGCGTCGGAGTTCAGGCTGGGCGTGCGCTTGATGCGGGCCTGGCCCATGGTGAACTCGGAGAAGGGGAACACGTCGCCGTTGCGGTCGTCCGAACCCGCTTCGGTGAGGGTCATGTAAACGTCGTGGTCGGTTTCGGACATGAACACAACCGCGTCGGTCGTCTTCTGCTCGCCCTTGAGCATGGGGAGCGCCTTGAAGTTGGTCGCGTTCATGCCGCGGCGGATGGTGTGGCAGGTCGGGAGCGTGAGGTCGCCGCTGGGGCGAGTCGCCACCCAGTTACGCCAACGCTCGTTGTCGGTGTTGCTGGCGTCGATGTTCGCGAGGGTCGCGCTCACCGTGGCCGTCGAGCCGTTGAGGTAGCGGATGTAGGTGCCGTTGAACCCGCCGGTGAGGTCGGCGGTGAACGATCCGTTGCTCGCCATGGACGGCCGCATCCAGGTCGGCACGCCCATGAGGTGCTTGGTGTCGCTGGACGTGAGCGGGGTCGTCCAAACGTCGTTCTCGAGCTTGTTCGCGATGTCCTCGTAGTTCGCGGACCTTTCGGAGTCCATGTGCCGGATGATCGCTTCTTCGCCGGTGTTCAGCGCCTCTTCGCGGAGGTCGAAGACGATGCCCTTGTTCTCGTAGAACACATAGTTCACGGCTGCGACGGCAACCGGGGGCGCCTTCTGGGCGGCCGTGGCTTCGTATAGGTCAACGCCGCGGGTCGCGCCGGTGTTGGCCTTGAGGCGGATGCGCTTCTCGTACTTCGTGCCGCCGGCGGGCTTGGTGTTCGGGTTCCGCCAAATGAACTCCTCCAGCCCGGAATACGAGTTGAGCGAGAGGGTTTCCGCGAAGGTCTTGGAAACCTTCGCGCGGCTGCTGTTCTGGAAGTTCTGGAGCTGAGCGAGAGTCAAACCAGGCATTGCTGTGTCCCCTATGGGGTTTCACGTTCGGGTTTACGAGCTGCGACGCGGGGCAGTACCGTCCACCACCGCGGGGTCGTCGGGATCAAGCAAGGCGCCCCCAGCACGGGAACGCGGGGGAACACTCCGAAGGCCCTGCAAACGCTCGGCCTTCTCGGTCTTGGTCGTCTTGGTCGTGGTCTTGGCGGCCGCTT